TCATAATTGTATAATACTAATTTTGTATTCAAATCCGCGCAATAACGATTTATTTGATATATTTTGTTTAAATTACGAAACGTTTCTAACGCCTGGATGTAGTAATTCAACAATTTAGAAGGGTTTATATCTTTGATATGTTTTTTATAAAATCGTTTACCATGTGATATTTCAATAAAACCGTTGCTATTAAATTCATCCCACAATTTTTCAGTTAAGTTATTCACATTATAAAAATAAGGAACATGAATGTACTGTTCACTAACACCACCATATAACTGTCTGAAACTGTATTGTTTGCTTAATTTGTATTGTTCTTCTGAAACAACATCCGTTTTAAAATAATATTTTGCTAACTGTTCATGTACTGATGTTTCATCAAATTCGTAATTTATAATCCAAGCTAACAATCTGAGGTGATATGAATCATAATCATATTCAATAAACGTATCATTTTTAGGTATGAATGATTTTCGAGCACCATCTTTTTTATTTAACGCTGAAAAGTTAATATTGTTATATGAATTTGCAGGACGTGTTGTTAGTGTATTCAAATTGTATTGAGTGAATATAATTCCATTATCAATAGAATGTGATTCCTCTTTTATGTTAAAATGACTATCAAATGTGATTTTGTCTATTTTTAATCCGTTGCATTCTACTGTTTGAAATTCTTCAACAAATGTGGAATTGTAATATTCAAACACTTCATCGCTAGATGAGTACAATTGAAATAATGATTTTACCTCGTTGTATGTTTGTTCACATCGTTCATAATGTTTTACTAACGGAATAATTTCGTTGTTTGTAAAATAATATGGGAGTGATGGGTAATTAATTTCAATTTCTCCATTCAAATAATGGTTTTTCAAAATTGATAAATCAATAAGGTTGAAATTTTTGAAATTTGGGTAGTATAGTAAATTTTTCTTATTTAAAACAAACAATACAGGCGTTTTCTCAAATAATTCAACTATCTTTGAATACTTTATCGAAAAAATATCTTGATGTTTTAAACCGATTATATAACCTTTTTTTTCTTTCAAAGGTCTATAATAAACCAATATTATTTCATTGATTTTAGGGTGGATGTTATCATTTTTAGTAATGACTTCAACAAACGCTTCGGAGTGAGAAGCATCTATTAATTTTTGTATTTGTTCATCATTATCTACTATATAAAACATAGTGATAAGATAAAAGATTTTTTTAAAAAATCAAGCTTTAAGTTTTATGAATTCTGTTGTGTTAGACAAGTATTTAGATATACCTGACATTTCGCTTTCTTTTCTCTCTAATGTTCTAGCATTTAATTCAGCCACTCCCATTCGTATGGTACCATCGGATTTAACTGCAGATTCAACACTTCCCACAATAATCCAACTAATTTTTATAACATTGTATAAGTTATAATCATATTTTCCTTTACGATACTTAACATCATAATAATCATCTGCAGATATTTCTTGGATAGAAACAATACCGTTATTTTTACGTTTTGAAAAATATCTCAACATAAATCCATTTTCATAATCTGAAAGAGTTGGTTTACTTTGATACATTGGGATATTGTTGTATGTTTTTATATTTAAAATATTGTTATCTTTTACTATGTTGTCATAAATCGTTGGGATGTTCTTTTTTATTATTGTTATTTCATTTAATTCAATACTATCACTTGTTTGAAACTTTCCAGTATATTTTTTATTATTAAACAAAACATGGTAATAACCTACATAATTCTCACCTGTGGTTGCCAATAAATATTGACCTCCATTGGTATATTGATTAGTAAGTGTTTTGTTTTTTGGTATATACATGTTTATCTATTAAATTGAATGTTTCCAGGTGCATTTTGAGTATTTTCGATTTTAGCTACTTGTTTTCCAATTTCAGCTTTGGCAGTTATCAACATTTCAGCATCCATAGGTGATACTCCACTATCATACATACCTGTAGGCATCATTTGGCCTGTTATTTTAGTAACCCATTTGTTAGTTATATTATGGCTTACTCCAACAACTATAAATGCTACTCTTCCATTGTAATCAGATGGTAATCTATTAGGAGGAATAGTAAATGTTTCTCCGATTTTGATGTTTGAAATTCCATCAAGAGTTAAATCGATTTTAATTGGAATCAATGCTGTAGTTCTGTATGGTTTTTGGATAGATTTCATATATTTTAAGTGGTCTCCCAAAATACTGTACATCGCAACAGCATCTGTACTGTTGTAATTAAACACATCAACAGATGTATTCAAATAATTTCTTATTTTATTAATTCTATCTAAAAATAGTTCTTTATTTCTTTTTCTAACTTTTTCCTGTTCGTTTTGAGGATCTTCAACATTGTTTAATCCACGAGTTCCATAAAACGGTGTAGTAGTTTTTAAAACATTTCTACTATTATCCATAATTCTGTCATTCAATCGTTCATTAAACAATGACAATGAACTACCATCAATACTTAAAGCTGAACCTCCGTTTTGAGCAGCTATTGAAATCATAGTAGACATTTCAGGAAATATTTCTGAGTATATTTTATAGTCTAATACTACTGAGTCTAAACCATATGTTGGAATTTCAAATGCTAACAATTTGTAACCAGGTATTCTAGTCATATCATAAATTACAATTTTGTTAAACTCGCTATCATACGATACGTTAAAGTCATTGACATTTCCTAATGATTTGGAAACTTTGTCTAACAGTTGTTGAAGTAATTTTTGAATTGAAACCTCTCCTGTTTTTGAAGAATCACTTATTTCATTAAGTATTTCACATACTATGTTGATGTTAATAGGAATTCTAAATAATATCATTGATAAACCATCTTCCCCAATTATGTTCCACTTAAGTGCGTTGGTTATGTTCTTATAATTCAAAGAGAATATACCATTCTCAGCTGACGGAACCAAGCATACTGCAGGATCGATTGAGATTTGATCTTTGTGATAAAATGCTCTAGTATAAGCTGTATCAACATATATTGATATCAGAGGTACTCCAGAATTGTTGTATAATAAACAATTTTTATTAATTATTGAACACAATGCCCCCAAAGTGATGTAAATATTTTTTTGAGAACTTGTATTTTTGAAATCTATATTCCAAACACTAAATAAAGTGGGGTCAGATAACATTAGATCTTTTTCGAAATATGAAGATATAGTCGAATCGTTTCTCATATCATTTTTCCCGTTTCTAATCCCGTATCTTTGATAAATAGAATACAATACCCTATGTAAATCAGATCTTTCTTTATTAGCTTCAATAGGATTAGTAGATGTAGATGTTGGGTTTTTTGTTAATATAGTTGTGTTTAAGTTTGTATTAATTTTTAAGGAATCAATAACATCCCCAATTGCTACAATATTCACAGTACAATCATATCCTCCATCATCTCTAATTGACCAATTGAAGTTTTTAACAAATCCGAACACAGCGTCGTAATTACATCCGCTTCTTTCTTTATTTGTTTTGATTAAAGAATATATTTTTTCCTTTGTTAACGATGTGTCGAAAAAATTTATGGGTGTAAATTGTGTTTGGTACTTTTCGGTATTGTCATAATATATAGTATGACCCCATTCTAATAAAACAGAATATCCGGGACGCATGTATAATTGTTCCATTATCTGAAGTTGTTCTAATGTCCAACAGTTGAATGAAACGTTTGCATCTCGTAAAGTTCCAAAACGACTTTTAGAAATTATATCAACTGAAGTTATCCCAGCCATAGGGCGATAACCCAATTCATCTGTTAAATTGTAAGCAAATTTACTTCCTTTTCCAATTCCGCCTTTTATTCCTATTTTGTTAGTTGTTGTATTTGAATCTACAGAAATAGTTCCACCTTGTAATACGTTGTTTTTAGCAACTTCAATACTGTTATCCACATCAACAGAAGATGATAGCCTTACCCATGAGTTTTTAGCATTTAAGTAAACTATTTGTTCATTGCTTCGTTCAGATTCTTTACCAATTATTTTTTTTCTAATTGTTAATTGTTTTGCAACATAAGAATCAAAACTTGCTCCTACAAATAACCCTGGAGTAGTTTTTGAACCTGATGTATATGCTATTGTACTCATCTATTGTTTATATTTTTATAACTATTTAAACATTCAGATATATTTTGAGGTATTCTTATTTGAGTTCCAGAAGGTGGGAATAATGAATCTGCAGATATGTTGTTACTTGAAGCTATTATCCACCACAATTTTGAGTCTCCATAGTATTGATTAGCAATTATATCTAATCTATCTCCTTTAACAGTGATGATGTATATGTCATCTTCAGATGGAGTAATAAATGGATATAAAGTAGTTCCATAATATTTTCTATCAATAATTTTTGTATCAAAGTATCTTTCCATATTGATAAATATTATTTTTTAATCATTAAATCTTTCAAATTTTGTCCTAATCCTCCAGTAAATTGAGAAGGAGAATGTATTAAATTCGGGTTGTTTTTAGCTTTTGACCATAAGAAAGCATTTCCTTCGGCACTGTTAGGAGTAATAAATGGTTTAGTAGCACTTTTACTAGGAACAAAACTGTGAATAGGAGTGAAATTAACATCTACTTCAATTAAGTGTGGTAATTCATGCATATCATTATCAATTCCTCCATTTTCTGGTTCTTGCATTGCAATTTCCCAAGGAGATTCATCTGGAATTTTATATGTAAGAGATGTTATTATTCCTGGTAGTGAATAAACATAGTCACCTAATGTTAACTTGATTATATTTCCTCTCATGAATTTTTGACTATTATAATCAGGAGTCATCGCGGATGCTAAATAGTTTAATTTTTGATATATTGGTTTCATTTCTTCTCTAGATTGAGCATGTACTTTAAATCCGAAAGAAATATTTCTAGTAAAACCATTGTATGTTTGAAATTTTTCACCACGTCCTATATAGTTAAATGAATTCCATTCTGGTTGCCAGTTATCTGTAATATTAGTTAAGAATGCTCTAAAGTGAGCAAAAACCGCTAATGTTGGATTATCGTTATTTAATATTTCAAATCTAAATTTAACTAAATCTCGAGTATATTCTGTTCCTAAAGGACCATCGCTTTGATATAACGGCAACATTGTTATTCTATCTTGAGTAGCTGTGTTTTTTGTTCCGTCATTGTATTTAATACGAGAAACTCCTTTTAAACCAGGATCTCCCATCAATACTCTAGTTTGACGTTTTATTAGTTTATCAGTGTAATCAAAATTAGGAATTTTATCCGCTTTACTAGGTATAAAACTTCCTGAGTCTTTTAGTATTTTTCTAAAGTCTTGAACTTCGTTGCTATTCGTATTGTAAATAGCATTAGCGAAATTAAACATCCCTGAAGTCCAAGTGTTGATTCCCTTTTCATTGTCTGAATCGTTTCTTAATCTTAGATTAATATTGTCTTTAGCATCTTTTCCAGATGTGATAAATTGATATGGTTTACTTGTAGGATTATTTACATCAATACCGGAGTCAACATTTCTTGAGCCATATTTTTTAGATAGCCCTAACATGTTGTAATAATTGATAGGAATATTTACTGAACGTTGGTTTGAGAAATCACGAGCAAATGAACCTGAATATAATCCGTTCACTATAGTTCCATTTATATCATTACTTTCGTAGTAATTTGATGTTTTCTTGATAACAGTATTTCCAATTCCTAAAAATGATTCTGGTCCTCCTGAATATCTAAATAATTCACTATCTCTATCGCTTATGCCTATCTTTTTAGCTTCGGCTAAGTTTGTTGTGTTTTTTAATATTTTAATATCATATAATAAAGATAAACGATTTAAGTTTGTATCTTTTTTTCTAACTATACTTTCATACTTGTCTTGAGCATCTAAGTTTAATGTTAAACCGTGACGTTCAAAGTGAATACCAAAAGCGCTTGATGCTATTTGCGCTAATGTATTTGCTCCTAAATTATAGATACGAGTATTTTCAATTCCTATTTGTTTAGAAGTTTCAATTTTAGGATTACTTAATTGAAGTCCAACTTGTTTTGCAATAAATAAAGGACCTCTTACAGGGTCAGTTAAAAATCGACCAACACGAAGTAAGTCTTTTCCTGTGTTTATTGCAGAAATCAAACCACCACGAATTGGGAAATCAGGATTAAATCGATAAAAATTTAACTCACTTTCGTTTTTTATTATTGGTGATACAACATATGGTTGGTCAGATTTTCCTCCGCCTAATCTATCGTTTCCGAATTCTAATGATGTAAAAATTGTTTGTAAATCACGAAGACCCATGTGTTATATTTTATTATAAATATAAAATAAAAAAGAGGTTATAAATAACCTCTCTTAATATAATTTTAAAAATGTATTGCTTATCCTGGTAAATTGAGCAAATACGGGAATTTTCCGGGTACAACAGGTTCAGCTCCATTCCAATCTAAGTTAGAAGGAATTTGTGCACTCGCAGGTAATGTGTTGTTTATTAAAGATGTTAATAACGGAGAGTTATTGATAGATGCTTGATAGTGTAATAATGATGAAGGTTCAGCACTTCTCATCTTTGTAGGTTGACTACCAGCTAAACCGTGAATTGATGTTTGTGCTGGATCTAATAATTTAACTAATAATCCCATGATTGTTGTATTTTATTATAAATATATAATTATGATGTTCTCCTTACTCCCATCATCAATCCTTTTCCAATTTTTTCACTGTCCATATACACTACCCCTTCTTTATTCAAGATTTTAGAAAGAATGCTATTCATTTCTAAACGCATTTGTTTTATTTCATTTACTAAAGCATCATTTGAGTTTGAATTAGAAGGTTTGTTATTAATCAAATTCGTTCCAGCAACGATTGTGTCCTTGTTATTTAAAGAAACCGTACCCTCTTTGCTCACTATTTTTCTCTCACCATATCCTGGATCTACGTAGTCATCAGCTTTTGTTTCCATCCCTGATAACATTGATAATAACGAAGCTGTAGCAGCAGCTGCTACTCCCATCGTAATTAATCCTGCTACAGGTCCTAATGTAAATGCAGCAGCTGTGATACTATATGCAGCCCACAATGCTGCTGTTCCGGCAAGACCTTTAAGTATTTTTCCTAGCCCTCCCAAAGGTCCTATTGCATCAGTTATAGCTTTTCCTAAACCGGCAGCATATCCTAATATTTTCGAAAAACCTTCCATCATTGATATTAAAGGATCAACCACCACCATTATAGCTTCGGCCATTGGTAAAAATGCTCTTGTTAATTTGTCAGTTAACAACACTAATCTTTCTTGAATCGATTGTTGTTTCATCAAATCATCTAATCCTTGTTTTTTAAATATAGAATTAGCTTTTTCTACACCATGTTGTTTGACTAACGATTGATAAATGTCTCTAGCTTTAGCTTGTTCATCTTTCGATAATTTTGATAACATTTCTCTTTCTATTAAAGAAGATGCTAATTCTTCACGAGTTAATCCTACAGCTTTAGCTATTGATTCTTGTTGAATTCTGTTCATATTAGCAAATTCCGCAGAATCACCAACATTTTTAGCTATTTCTTCTGCTACAGTAGCTAAATCGTTTTGTAAAGCTGCTGTTCTCGCTCTTTCTAGATTAAATTCTCTACTAGTCAATAATTCAGCTTCTAATTCAGCTTGAATTGAAGATTCAAAATTTAATAATTGTTCTGAAATGTTTTCAACTTTACCTAATTCAATTCCTAAAGATTTAGCACTTATAGTTGCACTAATTAAAGCAGTCGATGAACCACGCATTGATAACTTAATTGAATTAGAAGTTTTAGATACAGATTCTAATAATTGTTTATTATTTAAGTTTAATCCCTTTTGTAGTTTAAGTATTTGAGCTTGTCCTAAAAATTCTCCGGTTTGTTCTTCTAACGTTTTACCAGTTAGAGTAGCAAGTTTATATTGCTCTAAAGTAGTTTCATTACTTATCCCAGCTTGTTGAGTTAATTTGGTAAATGTAACTAAATTATCAATAAATGTTTTATTAGATAAACTAGCATTTGTAAACGATAATCCTAAATTATCAGCCAATAATCCAGCAGATTCAGCTAATTTGGTAGCAGTGACATTAGAATCGCCTAATTGAGAAGAAATCGCATTTAAATTAGAATACATTCCAAGAGCTGCGCTCTTAGAAATTCCCATATTGCGAGCTAATTTGGTAGAATCATCGTCTAGTATTTTAAAAGCATCCGCAACTTTATCAATTATGAAAGCAATAACTAACAGAGGTCCAACTGTTTTTTTAACATTAGAAGCAACATCTTTAAATATTGATGAAGCCATAGACCATTTACTTGTAGATTTTCCATCCAATGCATTATCTATAGCTTTTGATTTAGCATTTTCAATAGCTTTTTCAATACCTACCATTTCAGATAGTTTTCCAAAGCCTATTCTTTTTAAAGCGTGATCAATTCCACCAAATCCTGCTTCAATAAGCGGAATTTTTTTCTCAACATCTGTTATTATGTCTTTTTGTTTTTTGAGAAGTTGAATTTGTTCTTGGAGCTTTTTAGAAACGCTATCATACATTCCTTTAGATTCAGCGTTAGCCTTAGATTCAGCCATAACTGAATTTAATCTACTACGAACGTGTTCTCTACGATAATGTGTTATTTTATCTACGTTTTTACGAATAGCAGTATCAAGTTTTTTCTCATCCTTGATCTGATCATCCGTTAATTTTTGTCCTAATCTTCTTAAAGCAATGTATTTGCTTTTATCAATTTCTAATTCAGCAACTTTTTTCTCGGCCGCATTTGCAGCATTTACTTGTCGTTGTAATGTACCTTGTTTTAAAGCTAATATTTGAGCATTTTTCTTAGCTTCATCGCTCAATTGTTTAAGTGAAGAATTATTAAGGGATGTTTGTTTTTTAGCTAAATCAGAAAATTTTGTTGCTGTTTCTTCCCATTTGTATTGTGTTGCTGTTTCAGAACCTTTTTTATAAATTCCTTCTAATTCTTTTGCTAAATCTACTTGTGAAGTGTTAAACAACTTAGCCATTTCTTTAGCTATTCTTACTTCTTCTTCAATATTAGCTTTAAGTTTATAAATAGTTAATTCGTTATCTTTATCAGAACCACTACTTCCACTACTTCCACTACTTCCACCTGATTCATAATGCTTTAGTCCTGTTTCTACAGAAACATCTTTAGCTGCTGCATTACCTCCACCCATATTAGCTAATAAATAACTAGATAAATCTTCTTTAGAGTATTTGGCTATTCCACCTGGTCCATATCCACTAGTATATTTATTTATGAATCCAGAAATCATATTTTCATATTCTGATTGAGAAACCCTATGTACGGAAGTTAGTTTATTTAACTTTTTAGAATCAAATTTACCAGTATTAAGCATTTCTATAACTGCACCATAATCGCTTTTTTCAATTGAAGATGTAGCATATTTTAATTCATCTGATTTTGTTTTAATAAATGTAGGACTTAATAAAGTTTCTAATTTGTATTTTTCATTAGAAGCTTTAGCTGTAGCTGTTAACATTTTAGAGTTGTATTCATTTAAAATTCTTAATCTATTCTCATAGTCAGCTCTTAAAATATCTGATGCACTTTCTGAATTTTTTATATCTTCTTGTCTTAATTTTTCAGATTCAGATACAAAAGTTTTATTATCTTCTAACCATTTTGAATTAACTTTTTGAAATTTTTCAAATTCTCTAGCTAAATTATTTTGTACTTTTCTTTCTTTTATATCATCTATAAAACTTCCAATTGCTCTTCCAACAGTAGAATAACCTCTTATTACCCAAGCAAAAAAACCTGAAAAACCTTTCATTAATGCTATTATTAACTTTTCGTTTTCTGTTACTAATTTACTCATCTCAGTAGATATTTTAGCAAATGCTTTTACACCTTCTGTAGCTATATTATCACTAGCTTTTAAAAATGCTTGTTCCATACTTCCAGCACTATCTGAAACTAAATTTATTTCTTTTCTTACACCTTCCACGTTTCCCATAAGTGCAATTATAGCTCTGCTTGACCTATCACTAAATCCTATTTCTTCTAATAAATTAACTTGAGATATTTCATCAAATTTTGAAAGTTCTTTTGCCATATCTGCCATTATATCTGTTGTGCTTCTTAAATTATTGTTTCCATCTGCTACATCTACATTTAAGAATTTTTTAAGCTTATCGCCTTTTTCAAATACAGTATCATATGTTCTAGCTAATGCTACAGAAGATTTTGCATAATTTTGACCTGATTTAGTCAAGAAAGCTAATTGACCCAGCATTTCTTCCATAGGAACTTTTGCATTAACTGCTGACGACATCATATTTCCTAAAGCTTCTTTTAATTCACCATATTTTATTATACCTCTATCTACAGTTTTAAATTGTAAATCGTATATTCTGTCTAAATCAGAAACTTCTAATCCGAATGCGTTCATCATTCCTATACCTGCATCAACAGCTGTACTAACATCTGTAAACCCAGCTTTACTTGCTTTAGTTGCTTTTTCCAATACATGAAGTCTATCAACTGTATCATCTGTAGAAGAAGCTACATCATACATACCCATAGCCATTTCAGAAGGTGCTTTACCTAAAGATTTCCCCATGTTTGCTACTTCTTCTGATAAACTATTTATTTGTCCTTTTGATAAATCTGTTATAGTATTAACTAATGACATATTTTCTTGAAACTTAACTGCTTCTGTATAAGATTCTTTTATAGAACTAGTTAATTTATTGAACATGCCTGTAATTGCATTAACTGCTAATCCTGCAACTGTAAACCTTGTAGCTAAAGTACTCCACAATCCATTACTTTTATCAGTTTCTTTATTTGAATTGTTTTTTTGTTTAGCAAGTCTTAATTCTGCTTGTTCTGCTTGTGTAGTAGCTTTTCTAGTTTTTTCTCTTTCAGTAGCTAATTTTTGTTCATTTATTATAGATTTGTTCTTAACTTCATTAGCTGATTTTTCTCTAGTAGCTCTCATCTTTTCTTCTGCTATTTGAGTTTTATTTGCACTATTTCCTAAATCTGCTAAAGTTTTAACTAATCTTTTTAACTCTGCATTTTCTTTAGCTGTTAATTTTTCCCCTTCTTGCATTTTTTTATTAAGTGTGTCTATTCTTTGATTGATTATATTAACTGAATTTTGTGCCGACTTAGCGTCTATTTCAATCGTTGCCTTTAACTTTGCTACTTCTTCTGCCATTTATACCACCACCTTTAATTTCTATATTTATTTAAGAAACTATAAACCTCTTCATCTTCTTTTCTTATATTTCTATTGGTATTTTTATTGAAAAAATTAACTTTATTGCTATCTACTTTTACAAATCCGTTACAACTTACAAGCCATTTTGTTTGAAGTTCTAAAGGCATATTTTGGAACTCTAAATCTTTTTGGTATGCTTCAATATTTGCGGAAACTTCGAAATAACTAAGCTTGTAAAATCTTTCAATTTCTGTTCCAATTCTACATTGACAGTACCTTTCATATATTTCTGTAAATTCAATGTATTCAGGCAAATTTCTTGGAACATTTTCTCCTTTAGAATTATCCTCCTCCTTTCTAACTCTTTTTGAAAATTTTTACCACCAACGTATTGCGAATACATTTCATGGATAAAAACTACTAAACTCATTTCTAACTCTTTATTTTCTTTTAATAAGTTATCAAAATACTTAACAAAATCATTTATAACAACTTTATTATACTTATCTTGGCTTACTAATAGAAAAAACTTTATAACTTGCCTATCGAAGTTTAGTAAAGTATTAAACATACGTGTTCTAAATATATTTATACCTTTTTCTATTTGATATAATTTAAGTATTTTATCTTTTTCAAAATTTTGTAATCTTTCTTCTGACTCTATTGTAAATTTATATTCAATTCCATCTAAATGTAAAATATTTAAAACATTATCGTAATAAAATTCAACTTTAGTTTTTATAGGACTTTTAATTTCTTCTTTTACTTCTTCTACTTTTTTCTTTTTAAAAAAACTTAATATTTTCATATTTTTAACTCCAATCTTCTTTATCGAATATACTTAAAAAAATTACTACAAATATAGCTAATACAGTTTGCCAAATTAAACTTTTCATAGTTTCTCCTTAATAAAAAAGGCAAGGAATTAACCCTGCCTATTCTATTTTATTTATATTGTTTCTAGTTCAACTGCTGTTGAGAAATCATTATCAGTTATAAATTTCATATATCTTCCACCTGATTTATATTGTAAATCTACTGCTAAAGATTGGTTAGTATTACCATCATTAGCACCACCATCAGAAGCTTGTTTAACTCCATAAGCACCTTCGAAATACATCTCTTCTGCTTTTAATCCAGTTGTTATTCTAACTAATTGAGATTTACCACTTGGTAATGCTCCCATTCTTAGTTGGTGTTGAGCTGGTATTAAATCAGAATAAAGACCACTTATTCCAGTTACATCTAAAGTTAATAAACCTTTGTTATTTACTACTGCTCTTCCTGTTGCATTTGTATTAGCTCCTACATCATTAGCTGTTGGTGCAAAATTATGGTCTGTAATTCCGAATAATTCAATAAAATCAGAATCAAGGATTATTGCTTTTGTATATGCAGTAGGTATATTGTTAGCTACTGTTAAAGTAGTATCTACTGTATACGCTGCCGTTGTTATTTTTTGAATATCTAGTGCATAATTTTGTTTATTAGCTGTTGTAGCCCAATCTGTAGGATTATACGCTACTAAGTATTTATTAAGTTTTGTTGATAAATCTTTTCCAGTAACTTTAAATGTATTTGTTGCTATTACTCCAGTATACTCAGTACCGTCTGGTATAACTTCTTTATTTCTTCCTACATATTCAGGGTCGTTTTTAACCTTATTATAAGATGATAATATTTTTTCTACTCCTGCACCATTAACTTTAATTAAAACTTTACGGTGACCCTGTGCAATTCTACTTAAATCTATTGACATTTTGATACCTCCTAATAATTTATTTAGTAGTTACTATTCTAAACATTAAATTATAAATATATAAATCCTTATCTTTACCTATATATCTCATTTTACAATCATATACATTTGCATTTTTTTCTAAATAATTTTTTAAATTTGTTATCCAATCTTCAGCTTCTATTAAACCTCTATTAACTTTTGTTTCTTTCCACTTTAAAGATAAAGCCACTGTTGAATCATAGCTTATATTAGTTTCATTATCTATATCTACATTTACCAAATATAAACCTTCTGAAACTTCTGTATTACCATAAATAAATTTAGGCTTAGGCGTTACTGTGTTTAAATATTCGTTTATTTTTTTAGAAACATTGCTTAAAACACTCACTAATAACCCCTCGCTTTCATTTTTGAATTAAGTTTTTTCCAAATCTTTTTACCTCTGTACATTATAGGATAATCTAAGAAATGTGACATTGTTCCAGATGTTGTCCAGTTGGTAGTCATATTATCCATCCAGTGAGTGTATATTGCTCCACCTGCCATTCTATCTGCAAACGCTATAGTTACTCTGTTATATCCATAAGTTACATATCTTGATTTTCTTAAACTTCCACTTCTTGTTTTACCTACAGACATAGGAACATGTTCTATAGGTAAATCTTCTTTTATAAACTCGTCTACAGAATCATAAAAAGCTTCGTTTAATTCTGCTAAAAACTTATTAATATTTATAGGTTTATATTCTACACTCATACATATACAGCCCATTCAGTAGCAGTACTACCACTTTTTATTTCTTTCATTCTTCTACAGTCAACCATATGGATAATCTCATAAGCATAATCAGGTAAAGTTTCATATTCTCCAGCTTTATTGCCTTGACAAATTCTTTCTTCTTCTCCATCTTTTAACTCTAGGTAAACTGGTATTATAAAGCAACCTACACTTGTTAAACTTTCATCTTTAGATTTCTGAATAAGTTTTGTTTCACTATGATATAAGCCTTTATATAAAGTGCCTACCCATTTATAAGTGTCGCCATATTCATCTGAACCGACTAAAGTATTTTTAAATATAGTTACGTCATCATTTAGATAACCATTGTCTTTATAAAATCCCATTAAACCCACCTTCTATAGTCATTTAATACTTGAGTTTCCTCTTGACTTATAGATTGCTCTATCGAGTTATTAGACGTATCAAAATCAGTTTTAGCATTAAATACACTTTCACTTTTAGCTTGTAAACTTCCTCCAACTTCTCTTGAATATTGTCTTGCTGAAGATTTTAAACATATATATGCTAAGTCACTTGGTACAGGATTAAATCCACAAACATAAGATACTCTTACATTAGGATATTTAACTGTATAATCTGGATTGCTTGTTAACATATCAAAACCATTTTTACTTGGTATTAAACAATTCATTTTAATTAATCCTAAGTTGTTATCTAAAGCCATTCCATAGGTATCAATAGTTATATCTGGTAAATCTTTATACTCATATACAGTTTCCCAAATATCATTAATTAAAAACTCTATTTTATTTACTTTAGATACATTAAGATTATTTAAAACTAAGCTGTTGGTGTTTCCACTACCTTCATATAATTCATTAACTATTGTTGTTTCTTCTAACTTAGTATTGCAATAATTCTCATATTTTTTACTTACAGAATTAATTATCATAGTTAGTATAGTATCTTTACTTGTGTCTAAAGCATCTATTCCTAACCAAGACTTTAAATCACTTAAAGTACATAAAGCCATACTAACACTTCCTTTAAAAAAGGGATACATTTAAGTACCCCTTATTCTGTTTATTCATTTACTTTTGGTAAAGGTGGTAAATAAAGTTTTTTCTCTATACCTTTTATAGGTTTAGTTACTTTTTTACTTTCAAAACTGTTACATTCACATTCTGAAAGCTTTTTACCACATTTTAAACAAGTTGCTTCTCTCATAATTTACCACCTATATATTTCTAGTATCTTGTGGGTCACCTAATGCTACAAATAAGTTTACTGGTACTTCTGGTGTAGTTCCTCCAGTAAATTCTGTTACTACTGAAACACCTATGTATTTTTTAGCCCCTAGTAAATCTACATCTTTGTCAATGACTGCTGAACCTGTAGTTAAAGCTATTGTTACTGCATTACCTTCCATATCTTTTAAGTCTACTGCATCATCTCCGTTAGAAGCGTCAGAAGTTTTAATAGTTACTGTTACTGATTGAGCTGTTGGTGTTCCTGTTACTGCACCAGTTGCTAATCCTACTATTGCTGATAAAAACTTACTTCTATCAATCCATAATCCTGCTGTTGTTCCTGCTGATAATGGTGTAACTGTAGGTAATACTAAAGGTTTTAATACTGTATTGTTTAATAGTTCTCTTTTCATTAATCTATCCTCCTTTTAATTAAGCTTTTGTATGAATATCTTTAGCTACTGCAAATGCTTCTGCATATCTTACTGCAAAGTCATAGAATGAAGTAACTTTGATAGCTGTGCAATCTTGACTAAATAAATCTATTCTTGTATCATTTTCATCATAAACTGTTGCTTCTGTAGAAGTTGCTATTTCAAACATTGCTTGTTCTCCAATAACGAATTGTGACCAATCTCCAAAGTAAGCTTTAGTTAATTTGTGAGCATCTGTTCCTACTGGTATTACATTTGATAATATGAATGGGTATCCATAAACTGTACCTTGGTTCATTTCTTCTCTTAAAACATAGTTTCCAGAACCATCTTTAACATTGTATAATTGACTTCTTAATACTCTAGGCATTACGAAATAAGGTTTTTCCATTGGTACATCTGTAGCTTCTACAAGTCCAGCTAATTCAGAAGGTAAATCTCCATCTACTACTGCACTATGAGTTAAAGAACCTACACCAGTATAATTGTCTATACCTTTTGGAGTAAAGTCTGTTCCTGTTCCCGATAATGCTACTTCATTCATTTTAACTGCCATTTCATTAATTATATCATTTAAGAAAGCCATATCTGCTTCATAAGAGTTGTTTCTAATTAATTCATTTGACATGATAACCATTGAAACTTGTTTTTTAGATACTAATTTTAGATTAGCAAGAGTTTGTTTTTTACCTTTGGCTTTGTTGGTTTCCCCAATAAAGAAAGATAAAGCTCCTGTTTTGTGTACTGGCATATTTAAGTTTCCAGTTGGCATAGGTACTACTCTAGCACCAGCTTCATATAAGAATAATTTTGGTCTTAATAACTCAATTAACTCTCCATACATTTCTTGGATTAAATATCCACCATCTGCTGGCATTGTACCATTGTTTATTGATTTTGTAACTTCTCCAAAGTTTCCTTTGATAACATTTTTAGCCATTCCTGATTTAATCATTTTAACAAACGATTTATCGTGTCCATAATGTTTTTCTGTTTTGTCTGCAATGTATTGCTCTAAACTTCCAGTTGCACCTTCAAGTTTATATTGTACTTGCATTTTAGCAAATCTAGCAAATGCTAAACCTTTTGATTCTTTTCCAAAAGCTACGTTTCTTGTATCAGTCATAACTTCCTCACTTTGTCCACCTAACAGTTTAGAAATAGCTGTTTCTCTTCCTTCTGTAGATGTATTTACCATTTTCTCGATAACATCTTCAATTTGTTTTTCTGTAACAGGTGCTAACCCTTTTTCTACTGTGTAATCTTCTACCATATCAAGTATAGTATCGATATCTTCTTTTTCATACTTTTTAGCAAAGTTTGTATAAAACTTTTCTCTATTCATTTTCTCCTCCTCTTTTTTTAAACAACGATTTTTTAGTTTCTATTTTTGGTGTTTCTTCTTCAACTTTTTTAAGTGTTTCTAACTCTTTCTCTAACTCTAAACTTTTATTATGAAACTCTTTTATAGATGTAAAATCTTTTTTAATTGATTTCATAACTTCCATATCTTCTTTTTCTTGTACCCATATTTCCATAGGTTTAACTTCTATTAAATCATTTCCAAGAGTAATATTATTTTCTAAAACCGAATACCCGATTTGATAATTTTTATATTCATAATATCCATTATCATAAACTGTTTGGCTAAATACTACATGGTCTGTATACACACCATCTGACCATATGTATATGTCATCAAATTTCAAAACTTCCTCAATCTTATCTTTAAGTAATTTTCTTAAAGGTATTTCATTGATAGGTATTTCTGTATCTATAAAAGCTTTAGTTATTGCTTCCTCTAATTTTGGATTAGATTTAATTAACTCTTCTAAACTTTTATTTTTATTTTCTTCTAAGAATTTATTCATACTTTTTGTACCTGCCTTTGGATTGCATGGTGCTAACACAATCGATAATTCGTATTGCTCTTGACTTTGAAAGTCATAACCACCATTACTATTTTTCTTAATACCATTTTCATCAGGTAGGAATCCAACTGAAACACTAATGTCTTTTCCTTCTTTTATTAAATTCCATACTCTATTAGCAAGTTTTTCTCCATCAGTCCACGCATTAGGATTTTCATCTGAAGGTTTATCAAGTTTAACTTCATTATACCAAATTCCGTTTTCTTCATAACCTTTAACAACTTCTCCTAATCTACCATCATAACTACCACTTGATTTATGAGCATCTATGAAAGGGATTGTATATTCTGATAGCTTCCAACCCTTAGGATTAATTCTGTCTTGCTCTCTGTCATAATCGCCAGTACTAGCCTTAATTCTAATTATACGGTTTTCCTCATCAATAATAACAGATTTCTGTTCTAAAAACATTTTAGTTTTCTTCAATTTAACACCTCCTTAAACTATTACTAGTTAGTATTAATTTACACCTTGATTTTACTATACTTTTTTTTGTTTGTCAAATATTAGTACAATAATTTTTATTTAGCCTTAAAATTTAATCCAAACAATCTTTTTTTATCGCTTACTTTTAAATTTTCGTCAACTTGGTTTACATTTGTATCAGTTATTATTTTACCAGTTTCAAGCGATATCCTAACCATACTACTAGGTATACATATTTCAGTTTCATCTTCCCATTCCTCAAGTTCAATACCCATTATTTCAGATATTCTACCTTTTGTAGCCATATGAGGATTTTGTTGTAACATTTGTAGTAATAATTCTGTATCTTTAGGTGTAGGGTCTACATAATCTAAATATAAGTTTTTATCTATCTCTTTTAAAATATGATTATTCCAAATAGATTTAATTATATCAAGTAAAGGTATAATTTGATTATCGTAAAACTCTTGCTTAACTATTAAAGCTGTGTTTCTATTAGCTTTATCTAAGTTATAAACAACATTATACTTTCTTTCAATATCTTCTCTTTCTTCTTTCCTTAAATCTTTTAACTCAATATCTTTAAATTCTGATTGAAGTTTAGTGTAAGTAATTTTACCACCAGTAAACAAAGGTATTTTTCTTTTAAATACTCCTAAGAATTTATCTTTCCATTTTTCTTCTACAATTTTAGCTTGTGCTTCTGGCATACCTTCTATAGCCACAACTGAATCTGGTGTCATGTTATTTTGAAAATAACTAGCTATCTGTATACTTGATTTTTCTATTATAGCTATCTCATCTGTAATACTTTGTACACTTCCAAAGAAATCACTGTAAGGTTTCTCAATGTCTGCATTTCTATACATAATCACATTATCTTTATGTACGGTCAATAATAACTCATTATTAAATACTATTTGGTAATAGTCGTTACCTTGTGTAGGTAACTTTTGAATCCACGTAGGATTGATTGGAAACAAGTTTTTAACTTTACCTTTAGCAATACTTAAATCTTTTCCTCTATCTTTTAAAATAACCATAGCACCGTTTGTGTGCCAATAAGTAGCTAAAAGTTTATTAAACATTATATTGTCCATATAAATATTAGGATTAATTAACAATTCCATACGGTCGTCATTATTCCAATTAAAACCGTTAGTCCTTCCTATTTCTTCAAACTTTTTACCACGATACTTAGCTTCATTTAAAATAAAAGTTGACCTAGATGTTTCTCTTGAAATTTTATCAATTATAAAATATAAAGGTGCTGCTCTTTTCAACTGTTTATTTATTTCAACTTTATTTCCTCTTAAACTTTGGTAAGTAGTTTTAGGCAACATTTGAGATTGTACTTTTGTATCTCTACCACTTAAAGCTTTAATCCAGTTCATTTTAACCTCCTTATTAATTTTAGAATACCCAAAATGTTTGTTTCTTGTGTTCTGAAAATAGGGCATAACGTGCAGAATCTAACATATTATCGTGCTGTTTTTTAGGTTTACCATCATTTCCCCATATATATAAGTAAATTTCTTTATGGAATAAATCTACATTTTCTCTTACAACAAACAATCTTCTTTTCTTAAATAACTCACATAAATGCTCTATACCATTATCTACGCTTTTATTTGCATTTTGTACATATAAACCAGCATTTCTAAACTCGTCTATCTTTTCTGCATTTTCGTGGTCGCAATACCATACTAATTCTTCTAATTCTTGCTCTATTCCTGTTTTTTCATAATCCGATAATTCTCTACCACTTATTTTTTCTATAGTTTCAATTTTATGATTAACTAAGAATTTTTTATACTTTTCATTCATTTCTAAAGCTTTATTTATCCAATATTTACTGCCTTGTTTTTCTCTTGCATGTTCTTCAATGAAATAGTAATTGTTTTCTTCTTCTCCTGCTTTTAATACTTCTTTAGCACAAACAGTTATACACCCAGCATGACCTTCTGTATATCCCCAGTCAACACCAAAATATATCTTTTCAATATCTTTAGTTAAAAACTCTTCCCAAGTAATATAATGTACATCTGGGTCAAAATCTTCATATATAGCACCTTCTGCCATACACCACTCACCTAATATCTTTCTTTTATAAAATACTCCACTAGGTGTAGTTTTCTTAACATTTTCTATATAGTCTTTATCCAAGAAAGTATTATCATCAATTAAGAATAAATTATAAACAATTCTTTTGCCATCTGCTTTAAGTATGTAATCAGTATAAAGCCAATGACTAGGACTTTCTGGATTGGTATCACAAACTATTCTTGCACCTCTTATTGAACATCTTTTTAATATCTCGTCAAATACAGCTTTATTAGCCTTACTTGCTTCATTTATATAAGCTCCTACTGCTGTTATCATTAATACCCCCACTTTCGTGGTATTTAATTAGGGATTAGACTATCTCTTCAATCTTTTTTTAGATTGCCTTGCACTTCCAAATAAGGAATTTCACCTTAAATGTACGTCTTTCGACTAGTCGTTACACCTTCCTATATTTCTATAGGCTTGGCACGGTATTGTCATACTTGAAACTATAACCTAGTGTTGTTTTTTGTCGTCCTCTTAATATAGCAGAAACGTGTTGGCTTCTAACACCTAACTCTTTACAAGCTTCGTTTGTTGACTTATATCTTTTACCGTTAGTAATACATATTATAGGAGTTTCTCTTTTATTTATAGGAGTTTCAACTTCAACGATATTATTATTACTATCTAAAAACCTAAAAGTCAATTCTTTTGCACTAATTCTTTCGCCTTTACAAACTTGTCTTATATCGCTTCTTTGTATACCATATTTTAAAGAACAATCAATCGTGGTATCAAAAATTTCTTGAGTTTCAATACAAATTACTTTTTTGCCTTTT